CACCGACGAGCTTAAAAACTCCGGTGATGCCCAGGTTATCAATATGCTCAAGGCGCAGGTCCAAATGGCTGAAAAATCTTTGGCCGACCAGCTCGGCACCGGCCTTTTCAACGCTGGCACCACGTCCAACGCTATTATCGGCCTCCGGCTGATGGTTTCGGCTTCGGGGACTTACGGGATTATCGCCCGCGCCTCGAATTCGTGGTGGAATGCCCAGATTGATTCGACTACTACCGCGCTTTCCTTGGCAAAGGCTCAAGCCCTCTTTGGTGATTGTACTGTTGACAGCGACCGCCCTACGGTTATTGTCACCACACAAAACATCTACGATGACTTCTATGCCTTGATCCAGCCGCAACAGCGGTTTGGTGACGAGGAAACGGTGAAAGCCGGATTCGTGAACATTCTCTGGAACGGTATCCCTGTGATTGTTGACAGTCACTGCCCGAGCGGATACTTATACATGTTGAATGAGAAGTACATTTCCTTGAAATACCATAAGGAGCGAGATTTCTCTTTGACTAATTTCCAGACCCCGATCAACCAAGATTCCAGATATGCGCATGTGTACTGGATGGGAGCTTTGACGGGAAACAACTGCCGCATGCAGGGCGCATTCACGGCGTTAGCCTGATTAGGAGGATGATATGGGAATGGGATACACACAAATACTAGACAGAGGGATTTCCTTTGTAACAGCAGTACCCCGGCATGCCGTGGGCGAACGCTGTCATTTCAACGGAAACGACTATGTCTATATATGCAATCGTTCCAGCGACAAAACCGCTTTGATTGGTTACGCGATGACGCTTTCATCGCACACCAGTTATTCTGCGGTAATCTCTGGTACCACGGATGTTGACAGCCCGATTGGCGTGGTCAAGCACGTTGATATTCCGGTGGCTGAATATGGTTGGATTGTTACCAAAGGGCTTTGCCCTGCCATTGCCGGGTCCAATACAGGCCTTGCGGTGGGTGATGCTTGCATCATGGTTGGGACCACCAACACCGGAAACATTTCGCGTAAAACGTCGAATACGCTCTACTCGCAGTTTGTGGGTGGACGGCCTCGCGTATTTGCGGAATGCGTTCAACTTGCCGCCACAGCCGCCGAAGGTACGATTAACATCTACTAATGGAAACCGTTGCAAAAATGGAAACCGGGAAGTTGCCCCTAAATGGGGCGCCTCCCGAGTTTTTTGTCTCTCAACTGACCAAAGAGGTTTTTAAGACTCGCGAAGAGCTTGAAAAGCATTACGCAGGGTTCGTAAAACTTGAACCGGGCCAAGCAGTGGTAAGGCTTCAATTCCAGAAGCCAATCGAACCGCCTGTTTCCAAGCCGGATTTGCAAAAACAGTACTCATCTGGCGACGAGGTCACGGTAAATTCCTGGTTTGACGAGTGGAAATACAATAAAAAAGAGAACCTGAAACGGTTCAAGATTTTTGACAGGTCGGTTTCTTCCGAAAATGGGAAGTTTGCTTATAAGCCGGTGATTATCGCTGGTTCCGGGCCTTCTCTCAAGAAAAATGCCCATCTTTTGAAAGACCGGGGCGAGATCGGCCTTGTTAGTTGCTTGCATAACTTCGGATTTTTTGAAGATCTCGGGGTAAAACCTGATTATTACATGAATCTGGACGCAGGGAACATCACTCTTTGGGAAGTCTCGCAAGGCGGGACTAAGACCGAGGAAGAATACTGGGAAGCCACCAAGGACCATACGTTGGTCACCGCGTTACACTGTAACCCTTCCATGCATGATAAGTGGCGGGGTAAGATTCTGTGGTATGACACAGCTTTGCAGGGGTTTAACGAAGGCTTGTATGAAGAATTCCCCGCCCTGAAGGATTTCAGGACGGTTTTCCAAACCGGTGGGAATACGCTTGGGGCATGTCATTACATGGCAAAGGCTATTTTAGGTACGGCATCGCTTATTTTCGTTGGGGCAGACTTTGCTTTCAGCTACGACAGGAAATTCCACCCTTTCGACTCCCCGTATGACGCGAAGTTTGACGGGCTTATCCCAGCAACTGATGTTTTTGGGAATCGGGTGTTTACCTGGCCTTCTTACTACGGCTTTAAGACATGGTTCGAATATATAGCCATGGGCGGATCCGCAGGAACCCCAGGGACTTATACCAACTGCACCGAGGGCGGGATTCTTGGGGCATACCCGCAGGGAAATATATTTCCCATCAGGCAAAGAGCTTTACTTGAGGTTATGGTGGAATGTGGGCTTCATAAGAAGCTCCCAGAGGCTTTGAACGATAAAACACGACTTTGGACACTTTACTAGGAGAACACAATGGCCAACACTTTTTCAGCGAATCAAGAAGCAGACCCGTCTTCGGTAATCGGAAGGTTCCGGGTTGTTGCTGGCGTTTTAACCATGACCGATGGTAACGGCGACGTTGCTTCCGGCTTGGAGTATCTCATGCACGGCGCTGTAACGCCTAAAACGGCGGCCACCGGGGGATATGGAGTATCCATCAACTCATCCACGAATGGGAATGTTTCCATTCGTAGTTGTGCTAGTGGTGATACTTTCAATTTCTTCGGGATTGGATACTGATGCTACATCAGATTATCGCGGCGACATTCACTACGAATCAGTCTGTTTGCTCCGCTATTTATATCGGTGATGCGAAGCATGTGGCGCTTGAAGTAGCGACCTTTGCAAACGGTCTTATAACAGCCACGGCCAATCTTTACTTTCAGGTTGCGAAAAACGCCACAGACACATTCCGCCGGGTTCAGGCTCAAGGGGTCTATTCCGGTAATTCTGGAATTTATGATCTTGAAATCCCAAGTACAATCGGCAACAAGATTTTTATTCTTGACGCATTAGCGGGGTTTGATTATATGAAAGTTGAGACCAGCAAGACCGCAACGGCAACGCTGGCGATGAATGTACATGTTTGGAGGTAATGATGGCCAGAGAAAGAGAACTCCGCGAAGTAGTTAATTCCGACGATAAGGACTATGTCGAGAATTACGATGGTAAGACCATCCGAATTCCGGCCAATGATTCGATTATCATGGAACGTACCATGGCTGTTCGATTTCTAGGGCAGTATCGCGGATTTGACAAGGAGATTTCTTCTGGCGTCAAACCTCTCAAATGGCGACCGGCAAAGGCTGGTGCCAAGGAAACAATTTTACCGAATATTGGTGAACCCGTAGCAACGCCTCAAAAGGTGAGAGCTTCGGTCGAGTCCGCCGACCCGATTAAAGAACTTGAACACTTGAGCGCGTGAGGTGAAGATGGATGACACCCGCTCAAGCGCTTTCTAGCGTCAGAAACCAGCTTAACGAGACCACAGCCGCATTCTGGTCGGATGCGGAGATTTATGGCTATTTGTGGGAAGCTGAAAGCCTGCTCGGTGCAGAGCTTGGGCTGTTTCAGGCGTATTCCGCTCATACGACCGTAACCGGAACATCGGTATACACCTTTCCAGATTCATTGAATAGAATCGAAAACGTTACCTACGATGGGAAGAAACTGAAAGCCGCTGATATGCGGGACCGGGCGCTTTTGGATGGGATGGATTACGGTTCTACCCGACCGACCGGAAATCCTGAGATTTACGTCCCTTGGAATGAAAAAATTTACTTAAGCCCTGTACCAACGACGGCGGCGGCGCTTGAATTCTGGTTTTACAAGCACCCCGCCCAGATCACCACATCGTCCACCGTGTTTTCTATTCAAGATTTAAGCATTCAGCAAATGCTTCCTGATTATGCAGTCTGGAAGGCTTCTTTGAAGGACCAGGAATTAAATCGAGCCGATAGGCACAAGCAATATTGGGATGAGAACGTAAGACGGGCCGTTGGGATTTGGAGTGATAAGAAATTCAACGATAGAATCCTTGTGGTTAAGGATGAGGACGATTATTCCGGCGGAAGTTTTGGGATGGACTGATGCCATTTACCAATAAACATGTCGTCCCTTTGGAGACTTTCGAGGGCGGAAGGAATACCAAAGCGAATACCGCGAATGTCCCTTTAAACCAATCGCCGGATGAATTGAACATGGTCTATGATGACTATGGGGCGGTGAAAATACGCGCTGGGCAGGCAAAATATAACCAGACATCGATAGCTACTTATCCGATTGATGGGCTTTTCTCGTACAAACCGGCAACGATGTCCGCGCAGTTGTTGGTAGGTTGCGCGGATAAGATATTAGTATTAACCGGCACAGCTACAGCGTTTAACACTATAAATTCTGCCGTGTCTATTTTCACTAATGGGGTTTTGATTGACATCTTGCAGTTTCAAGATTTAGCCATTTTTTCGAACGGAAATGTCCAGCCATATAAATTCAACGGGAACGAATTTACAAGGCTAGGCGTTTCCGCTCCCACGCAATCGATTACAGCCGTATGCAATGGGGCTGGGAATTTGAATGGAACGTATGTCTATGCCTATACTGGGGTAAATTCATACCTTGCTGAAGGGGATTACGGGGCACTTAGTACGGCTGTGGCGATTACAAGCGGGGCCGTTCTTGTTGGGAATATCCCTACGGCTCCGGCTTCGCATGGTATTAATACTTGGAACGTCTATCGTAATTCCGCCGGGGTTCAGGGGACGTATTGGCTGGTAACGTCAGTTACAAATGGGGTCACAGCTTTTACCGATAATGTGGCAGACGGGAGCCTTGTAACTAAGGCCCCAACGGATCAAGGGTATCCTAGGCTTTTCAAGTACATGGTCCAATACCAGGGCAGGTTTTGGATAGCTGGAGATTCTAACAAGGATTTTCTTTGGTTTTCGAACATAAACCAGCCGGAGGAGTTTCCTTCAACGAATTTTATCCGTGTTGGGAAAGGGGATGGTCTTGATATTTCCGGCTTGGCTATTTTATCCGGGAATATCGTAATCAATAAGTCGGACCAGAATGGACGTACAGCGGTTTATTTGCTTTTCATCGGGGATTCCGCTGGTGGATCAGAAGCCGCAAACTGGACGCTTATAAAGGCTGATACGCCGCAAGGGTCTGATTCGCACAGGGCTTTGATTAATTATTCAGATTCTCTTCTGATGCTAAACCGGAACGGCGTGTATTCCTTTGCTGGTCGCGGCCTTAATTTGAACCAGAGCGAAACAAAAACCGGAACCTTAGCGGCTGATGCAATATCCTTTGATATAGAGCCGGATATTCAAGCCTTGGCTCCGGCTTATTTATCTCAAGCCGCGACGATTGACTGGAAGAATAAAATATGGATGTCTGTTACTGCGTCTGGTGAGACTCTGAATGACACTATGTTTGTTTTCGATTATGTCAGGGCTTCAAATTCAAATCGTAAGCAGGGGGCATGGTCCAAGTTTGACCAGCATAGAATTTCAAAGATGGCTATCCACGAAGGGAAACTGCTTGGCGGTGGGTCTGGATCAGGCGGAGACGCGACTAAGGGGTATATCTACCAACTGGACACGGGATTCGATGACGATACCGGCACTATTAACGCGCATTTCTCTACTGGTCCGATTAAAGGGAACAAACAGCACGAAGGGCTGATGAAAGATTGGCGATGGGCATATATAACCTTGGACGTTAACTCTTCCGACACTCTACAGGTGTCTCATTCTGTGGATTTTTCAGACTTTGTAGATGACGCGACATATTCTCTAACAGCTTCATCGAATGAATCTGTGATAACTATCAAGCACAAATTCGCATTAGGGGATAGCGAATCGGCTGGTGGAGCGGTTAGGGCTACAGGAAGAAGTATCCAACTTCGGTTTACCACATCATCAGGATATTTAAGTGATGCGTCAGTAACGATTAGGCGCGTCGAAGTTTATTATACCATTCGAGGGCTACGATAATGCCATTACTTAACACTACATCACCGTCTAAAATGACTTCGGTGAATAATCTTTTGAATAAGAGCGCTCCAAAGCCAATAGCGACAGCGCCTACTCCTACCCAGCCCACTTTAACAGGCGTTAAGCCTACCAGTTCTTTAACTCCTCCAAATTCTACGATTACCAGAAATATCACTATTACACCTTCTCATTCGATTGTACCGGAACCGTTCAAGATACCGGATATGGCGTCTACTTTCCGAAATAGCCCATGGGTGAATACCACCCCGCGATTAGATGCTGTGAATAGGTCGCTTGGAACCGCTCCACCCCCCAATCCTCAGAACTTTAATCCCAGTATTCCGAATAGCTTTACCCCGACACCTCTGGCTATTACCCCGGCAGGTTCTCCGCAGTCGAACCCTGTTGTTTCGCAGACTTCGAGTCCTGGGGTTATTAACCCGGTTGGGACTGCGGATTTAGCTGGGCCGAATAAGCAAATTATCCCTCCTCAATTTGGGGCGAATCCCATCGGGCCTATTGGTGCCATCACACCAGCCGACCCAAGCAACCCGAATGTTACCACCTCAACAGAGAGAACAGGCCGAAGCCAGTTTGATCTTCAGAGGGAGAGGATAAAAGCGGACGCTTCGGAAGAAGAGCAAAGGCGTTTAGCGGCGATTGAAAGACAACTCGCGGCTTCAGGTATTGACGATTCTGGGGTTTTACAGGGCCAGCAGAGAACAGAAACCGCGAATATCAGAAATGCCGCCGGTAGACAGCTTTCCGATGTGAATATCGCTGAGGATCAGAACGTCCTCGCCGAACGCGGGATGAACTTGCAGGAAAAATCGCAGGCTGATTCTGTGGCGCTTGCCAAGCAGGGGCTTGGATTGCAAGCCTCGGCGCAGGAACTCCAACGCCAAGGCATG